AAAACTTAGATCAACACCTTGTGGAAAGTGTCCCATATCGCCAGATATTAAACCTTCAGTCGTTGTTCCACGTAAAATTTCATTTCCTGCCGTGGCAGCAGCAGCGATTGCTTCTTGTTGATCAAGACCTAAATAAGGTGGAGCTCCACCTTCTGTACCAACCACGGCCGTTGAGTCTGAATTTGATCCCTTAAATAATTTTTCAAAAAACGTACGTTTTGCCGATTTTGGCGGAACGTATGTTGTATATCTGCCCGACCCGGGACCTGATTCATTGGCCATTTGTGATACCCTTTCTTAAATTACTTCTTGTTGATACTACCAAGAACGCGAGCGCGTGCTTCGACAATTTTTGCAAGACGAGTTTTTAATCGACTTTCTTCAATTTTGAGTGCATGAATATAGTCAATCTTTTTCTCAAGAGAATCAGCCTGTTCATCAGCGTCTGTTTCTTTTGTGTCTTTTACTCGATCTTCAGTATCTTCCATGTCACCAAACTTGGCAACTTCTTCTTCAATAATTTTTTTCAATAGTGCGGGTGTGAGCTTCATTTTATAAACCTTTGTATAAGAGTTCTAACGTTTAAATATGTATCAACAAGAAGTTTATCATAATTTCTTGTTGGTTGATTGATCAAAAGCCAAAGATGCCCACTTTGAAGCTATATCTTCACCAAATATTTCTTCAGGTGTATGTTTGGCTGCAATTTGGCCTGCGGCACTGGGATCTGAGGGTGAATGATTTGACATCATTTGTGGTAATGAATTTAGCGCAGTATCTGCAAAAATTGATTCCATCATTTTATTTCCGCCTGCCTCGCGATTTATTGATTCTCGAAGAGCGGGCGTTATTATAGGACGTGAAGGTTCTGATTTTCTTATTGGTTTACGTATAATAGACTCATCTTTAGAAGATGGATTAGCACCCACTGAAAGCCCACCAATACCCTCTGATAAAATCTCAACAAGACACTCCTTGACAATTATTTTTAGTTGTTGTTTTGTTATTTTCATATTAACACGCAAATGAATGTTGAATTAGTTGTGCTAAATTACCTACAAACATAGTTTGGTGGGTTTGACCTTTATCATCTTGGTATTCAATTTCCAGTGATTTTGAAAATTCGCCCAATAATTTGTGACATTTATAACACTTGCTATTTTGTTTTTCAATAATTTTTGATAACCGTGTTATCTTTGGATTGATCATTGATATAAATTCATCATTACAAAAACATACAATTACACGTTCTTTTTGATCAAATAAACAAACTTGATTAGTTTGCTTAAGTTCATTTATCAAATTTGAAATATAATTTTTTATATTACTAAAATTTTCAATATTCATATTATCCTACGCCAGTCCATCCGGCCGAGCCATCATATAGCGTGCCTGACAATTGTGGCATCATTGATGCATCAATATTTGTTAAACCAACCATTAATGAAAAGTGGGGGGCGGCGGCGGTGTGTGATCTAATAAACAATTGTTTAACACGAAGTTCAAATGATGCCTCTGTTCCAACGTTGGTCGAACCGTCAACAATATAATAGTTTCCGCCTTCAACGCCATTTTTCGTAAAACCGACTCTAATACTTTCACCATTGGCACCGTGATTTTTAATAAAAATAAATCGTGTGATTTTATCAAAATCATATCTGTATGTGGTGGCTGACATCGCTTGTGAAGATGTTACATAAGGTAAAGCCGACGACTGAAACTCTGCCGCGTTATTTAAACCACTTTTGGGATTATTAAGTGACATTCTATTTTCCTTGCTTTGTTGACACTAAAATGTCATTTAGAATTCTATCAATTCGATCTGATTTTGTAAAAATTGCTCGTAGTTCGCTAGTTGTAATTGTTTTACCTTCTGGAATCATAAATGCGGCGGGAGTTGATGGTTCGGAAACAACGTCCCAACAAATAATTTGAAAATCATCTTGTACAACTTGATAGTCACCCTGTTTTTGTGTTGAGCCAACGCCACGGGAAGATATACCAAGTTTGACGCCAGATTCAACAAGCGATTGTAATATTTTACCTGAAGGAGTATTAAGCAATTCGATTGTTCCTAATACGGTGTTACCATCAAGGTACGCTTCACGCATAATATGAGAAACATTTTTTAGATTCACAACAGAACTGTCGGGATGATCACATTCACCGAGGGCTCTATTTTCAATAATGAACTTTTGATAATTTCTTACTTCACGTTGAAGAACGTTTAATGGATATATTCGACCGTTCTGATTAAGCGTATCAGCTTTTTGAAGTATCCCTTTCATAAGGATTTTTCCATTATTTTGTTCTTTAGACTCCTTGATCGAGTCAGCACTGTAGTCAAATATTTCATAAGAACTAAGTAATTTCATGTTATTGGTCATATAACTCCTACACGTATTTCCATATATATCCACCAGCTTGGCGTCGAATACCGCGAGCAGACTCACATAAGTGTGAAATATTCGTTTTTGTTGTTTTTCCAGCTAACGTTGCTGATTTAAATTTCATAATTTGTTCACCAGATAATGAAAATTGTATAACTGGTTTTGATCTTGGCGAAACATAATTAATTGAATTACAACGTTTTAACATTTTAATTCGTTTAAGTTCACGTACTTCAGGACGATTTTGTGCAATTTTTTGTGCTAATCTATTTTTTTCCAAAAATTCTTTCGTAGAATGACTTTTACGTATTCCTATTAAATAACGTTTTCTAACATCCGGTTTATTAATTGCATTAATTGTCGCCAGGCGATGTAAGTGTTTACCTTCTTCTGTTAGTCTTACACCTTTACCACCATGGGTTTCATTGTATCCCATGGGCGATAATGTATTATTTTTTTTAATTAAAAACATTTCAATAGAATTTGCTTCATCAATTGTTTTAATATTGTCTTGAAGAATTTCATGTAACCAATTTTTTATTCCATATTTTTTAATAGCATTTTGAAAATAATATTTTCGAAATTTACTACGAACTCGTTTATCAAACGCAAGAGAAACATGTTCTTTCCAGCGTAAATCAATTGTTTTACTTGTTAGTCCTATATAAGATTTATTTGTTAATGAACAAGTGTGTTTATAAATCGTATACATCCTATTCTTCCTGAACATCAAGTTCTTCATTTAGTTTTGTATATAACATAAATCGCGAAACAACAACATCATCAATGTTTTCAAGACTTTCATTAATTAATTGATCGCGCACCTCTGACATTTTTTTATTCATAAATTCATTTACTGAATTTTCTTTTTCATAATTAGAAATCAAAAGTAACAAATTTTCTCTTGTTTCACTTAATTTCTTTTTAATTGTACTAGAGTCTTCTAATGTAGTAGCAAATGCATATGATTTAATAATAGATTTTTGTTCTGGACTTAGTGAACCGGAATATTTTTCATTTAATTTTTTCATCATGACTTTCATCAAAAGTCTTGACGTTCCGGGTGATGCTTCAGTTATAGTATGATCAATTTGTTTCTGTTTTTCTGTAACCAACCACTTGTTTAGTTGATCTTCATACAATGCCAACCTACCAAGATCACGATTATCGTCTCGCCAATCATTAATTAATGTTTGTACAGTTGCATACATCTTATATTCATTAATCTGTTGATCATAGAAATTTTCATCATTAATAATATGATTAATATTTCTAATTAATAAAGATTTTTCTCGATCAAGTTCTTTAATATTATGTAATCTTGCGGCATTTTTCGCTTCAGTTATAATTGAAGACGCAACTAGTTCTGAACTAACAGTTGTTTTGATTAATGCATTTATTAATCTAAACTCTTTGTGTAACTCCGTACCGGGTCTAAAATATTTTCTCAATATTTTCAATGCCGTTGTTGATTTCTTTTGATCGTTTTCAACAAGTGATCTTGAAATACAGTGAACTAAAAATTCATATAGTAGTCCAGCATTTCTTTTTTTCTGATGTAATTTTGACATTTTGCAAAATCCCTTAATTCGTTTTTAATTTTTAATAACGATTTCGATTAAATATAGTTCAATACACATGTATCATTGATCTTCTTCATTATTTATTTCAAAATCTATCTCTGATTGTAAATCATGATCATTTGACTCTGATAATACTTCTTGTTGTGAACCTGAACGGCGGAAGCCCAATGATGCTTTCATTCGTGACAACGTTGATTTCATATCAGTTGATAATTTTATCTTTCGAGGAATATTTGTTGTTTCGCCCAATGGATTAGATACAACTGACTTGATCCATTCACTGTCAAAGGGATCTTTTAGCGAATTATGAGTTGATGTCATTTTATGAAAATCTGGCATGTGCGTTTTGGAAGGGCCATGAGTACGCCTACGAGAACGATTGTATAATGATTTTTGAAGTTGCGTTTGGGGTTTTATTGGAAAATCAGTTCCTTTAAGGCTCATGTCAAGTTCAAATGATTCGTCTGAATCGTTATCATCACTAGACGTTAGCAAACTTACGCCCGGCTCAGTTTCTTCTTCTGGTTCTTCGCCTGCGGTTTCTGGACCGGGTGGTGATACAGGTTCTTCATCTTTTGCTGGTGCTGATTCTTCATCACCACCGCCGAACAAATCGTCTCCAATATCTTCACCATTGCCAGTATCTCCATCTGCTCCGCCAGTTGCTGCTTCAATTTGAGCATCGATTAATTTTTCATTAAGACGTTGTAAGTCTAAATCTTCACATTCATCATCGCTTAAACCCCAAATCTTTTTTCTAACAAAAGCTTTACTTCCCATATCTATAGGCATTGCACCACCAATTTCAAATCTTGAACGCCATAATTCAAGTTTTTGTTGTTGGGCAACCGTTGACGGATTTGATAATCTTAATGTGAAATTTTGTAGATCTTCATTTTCATATCCATGTGAATATAAATGAATGATTGCTAGTTTATTTAATTCGGCCAACATTGTCTTTTGAATTACGTTAATTGTACGAGAAAATCGTATATCTTCTTGAGCAAGCGTCGCCTTACTATTTGAAATGATTACACTATTCTCTATTGCAAAATTTTCGTAAGTCTCTACGCTAATACACCAAGTTTGTTGACGTTCAGATAGTTTTTCAACAGAAACAATTTTATGATTTAATCGAGATCTATTTCCTCTACCAAAAATTGTATAACAATTGTTATTACAAAATTTTGCTGGTACTCTACGACTAGTTTGAAATTTTCTGTTACAATGTTTACAAGATACTTCAATATTTAAACTCAATCCTTCATCTTTGTACTTAGTTGCAAATGAACCCTCTCGTCTATATGTTGTAATCTTATATCCCCCAATTCCTTTACGAGCAAGTCTATATCCTCCCATATATTTTGTTGAAAAATCAGCATACGTTATATTATTTTCTAATAATAAATGATGCAATTGTGTTTCAGATAACCCATATGAACTAATTAGTGAACGTTTATTTTGATTATTGTTATTAATACAATGAGTAATTAGTTTATTAATATCCCATAAATGAGCAACTTTTTCTTTACATTTTTTAGCCCACCCATTGTTTAGTCCATTATACCCACCTAATTTTAGTGTTTTTTCTCGAATAACATTTAAATGTTTTGCATGATATGCTCGATGATGTTCAAATCCCATCTTTATGAGGTTTGTTGGTTCATTATTAAATCGATTAAAATCAATATGATGAATAACGTTTTTGTGTTCAGTAATAGATTCACATTTTTTAGCAACGTTCAAAGCACGATCAAAAACAGCTCGATGAGTCCATACCCACTCATTTGTTCCTGGATCGTATATTTTTTCATAATCATTACCTCCATTTAAACTCACTTGTTTACGATATAATGGCATCATTGATTGATCTTTAACCAAATCTTTGGCTTCGCACCAAACAGCCTCGCGAGTCATCCATTTATGATCAGGTGTACAATCAACTGTTACCCCATTATCAAGCGTAACGCGAACCAGTTCGGCATTTGGACGTGTCGGGCCAGCTTGAATTACTTTACCAGGGACAATCTTACCAGATAATTTATCATAAGAATATACCCAATGCTGAATTCCTAATGCACGTTCTTGGGCGATTTGTTCAATTGACAATGTACGACCGTCCAACAAAGGTACACGCGTATTCGGGACTAAACAACTTAACATCTCGTCATATCCCAAATATGCCCTGGGCACCTTGAGTGCAGCGAATAATTTCTTTTGAATATATGCCACGTCTTCAACAGCGGCAGTATTTTGGCCACCGGCAAGGGTGTCAATCTTTGTACCTGATTCACCACCACGAACAGGAATAAAATAATCTTCATCGATTGAATTTTTTACAAAAACGCCATCAAATGTATGATCACCACCAACGTTTAATCCACATAAAGCAAAGTTGTGTCTATCATTTTCTTCATTTGGACCCATAACGGTCATACAATAGACGTCTTCTGATTGTTCAAATAAATTTTCAATTTGTGATACTTTGTGATTTAACTGTTGGGCAGCGTATCTGACATTTCCTGGAAGATATTGTTGGCGGAAACCTTGTAGATCTAAATCATTAAGTCGAATAATTTCTTCACCAGCACTAGATTTATTTCTTTCAATCATGTGTGTTAACACAAATTTATTAGTAAAAGGATCATAGGTTTTTTCATAACCGATAATTGAATCATTGTCTTCTTTGTTTGATAATTTTCTATAAAGAGGCATTAAACTATCGTTTGGTTTAAGTTCATCAGCTCTTTTACTTGATCCGTCACGCATTACAAATGGATGTTCAGGGGCCACAGTTATAAAGCTATTGTTATCCAACCAAACCTTAATTAAGTGTTTAGCTGTATAGTTTTTACCACACCATGTCACCTTACCAGGCACTAGTTTATTTGTTTTATCTTGAACCGAGTAAACCCAATGTTCTTTTTCTGGGTTTGTCTCGAGCTCTTGAGACAAGTCTTTGATTGAAATAACTCTTCCATCAAGTAGGGGAACTTGACTATTCCAGTGAACGGGCATTGGGTTGTAGCGTAAATCAACCCTACCAGTTGTCTGATCAATTACTTGATTTGTTCGTAAGTTTTTTCTTTGTTCTTCAACATAACTTGGCACATCTTCAGGAGGTACGTTGGCGACATCGATATAAAATACGCGGCGCTCGGGGGCTCGGACGACTCTATAAACCAACATGGCATCTTCAATTAAGATTAATTGACGCCAAATTCTACGAGCTGGTTCAATGATAGAAGAACCATAAGGTAGAAACATATCGTTTCCCAATAATCTAAAGTGTGTAATTTCCCAATTTTCTAAAACACGATTGCCGAGCGAGACCCAACGATATCTTACCGCCATTGGATCGTCTCGATCATAATTTTCTTCACGTTCAATCTCATTGACTGGGACTGGGAATGCGCTGATCACACCTTGGTCAGGGGACACGTCATTGTATAAAAAGAAATCTCCGTACTTAACTAAGTTTCTTACCCAGGATCTTAAATTGAATTCAACGTTGAGTGTATTATAAAATAAATCTTCAATTAATTCTCTAATTTTTTCATTATCTGAAAAAACATGTAAAACTTTTCCAGTATCATCTTGTGCTACAGTTTCATCTGCGTATATGTCTAATGCTGCACT